CCCAGGGACTGGATCGTCGTGAAGACGACCCGCATTACCTAGTGACTGTAGCAAACGACCTACCACATCAGGCGGTTCGGAGGCAGCGCGGAATTCACCCCGCACGTACCTACCGAAACCATCTTCGTGGAAGTCATCGACGACAGCTACGTCGGCAATAACCCGACAGATAAAACCTTCCCACCCATCACGACTCCCGACCCTTCCGGGTCGAGAAGTGCATGCCAAGCGAGGAAGGGCTTCGTCGAAAGTACCAATAAAGGCACCATCGCCGTACCCGTCAGGTATCCGTGGTCTACGCCAAGAAGAAGGCGCTAGACTCCGGAGCCAGAGCAGGACCGACCGTAATTCATCATGGTCGACCCAGCTATTGTCGCGTTGCCTTTCGGCCCAACGACTGATCCTGTTGTGAAGCAGGAAAAGGTCCGTAAGCTTTCGCACACGCTTCTTGACATAAAACGGCGACACATCGATTCCGTTCAAGTAGTGTTTACCACAACTCTCGCGGAAACCGCCCTCAATGAAGGTTTTACCTACATTGGTCTTAAAGCCGCAGAACGACAGGACGTCGATCAGCGGTTGGGCAGCGGCTGTGGGGACAATGAGATCATCCCCATAACTGACAACTCGATGTGCCTCCAGTCCGAGGACCTGGCACACAGAAAGAGCGAGAACCCAGAAAATTGAGCTCTCCATCTCAAACGTGTAGCCATTGCCCATCGAACTGAACTTCCGGTATAAGACTACATCGCCGGAAGGAAGAACTCCCTGAGATGAACGACACTGCTCAAGTGCCGCACACCAATGGGGCGGATACAGGAAACGAACCAACTCCAGACACACAGTGTCAGATGCCATAGATAAATCAATGGTAGCCAGCGAACCGGCAATTGACCCTACACGGGCCAACCTCTGATTGCGTTCCTGAGAGTTGAGATCCATCCCTGCCCGCTTCAGACGAGACCGGATGACCGCCGCGATGCCCTTCTGAACGTACATGTTCATATCGGGCTCGATAGCGATCACTCGATCCATCTTATAGTTCTTCGGGACAGTTGTGACGCGGTTTCCGATGACAAGTTTTAATGCCATCGGGCCTTCCTCCGAACAGAGGCTGCGTTTCCACGCAGGGTGCCAGCAAATCGCTGAGTACGCAAGGTCCGCGTTGCCGAACGTTGTCTCCGGTATATCGGAGTATTTATAGGGTGCCTGTCCTTTGACCCTCGGGAGCCTTGTTGAGGCTCCGCTGGTAAAGGTGAACCCACGAGATGCCTCGTCCCAGCAAAACTTACCGAGGAGCGTTTTCATTTTAGATCGAGCAAGTACCATTACCTGTTCGACGAAAGAGAGTGCCAAATTGCTAGGCAAACCTTTCAGACGCTCCAAACGCAAGTTCGCTGAGGCGCACATCTCCTCTGCTTCGCGGAATTTCGCCAAGGCCGAGTCCACCTTTTCCTTCGATGTTTTACCATCGTCGTACTTAGAG